TACGACCTTTACGGATTTCTTTATCTAACCAGTGCTCTTTGCACGGATAAACATACTTATGGTTGGCATCGACAGTTATAAAATTGTCGATGCCTTCTTTTGTGACTGGAAATTCTAAGATACGTCCTAGATACTCCAAATATTTTTCTTTATATAAGAAGAATGCCTCATGGTCTATGAAGTGAACTGCTAGATCTTTATAATAATCAAGTGCAATATCCATAGTCACTTCACCTCCCACACGTTTTTGTTGTAGTTCGTTTATATTTCTATCTCTTACTATTACTGCTATAATTGGCATCACACCCATTGATATTGCTTTACGTGCGACCTCACATATCTTTGGTGTCTGTCTCACACCATCATAAAAGAATGGCACAGATACATTTGCACAGAAAAAATCTCCCTCAGGAAACTTAAGTTCATCTGGATACACCCAATATCTTGCAAAAGGTTCCTCATCACTAGGCACCCAATAATTATCTTTGAGAGAATCCCAACCCTTTACATTAGGATGTGCAGAGAGTAATCTTGCAAATAGATGATTACCTGACCCCTGAGGTCCTGTTACTATCAATAATTTTTTCATAAGATGGTGGAATGTGATGATCGTTCCAATGCCTAATGTTACCACCGACAATGAAACAGTTTGTAATTATAAGTTGTAAGAAAATAAGGGTTCTAATAATTGCGACATAATCTGCCTCCCTATCTGTGTTGCCTGACTTGTCACCTAATGCCTTTGCCCATATCCTCCATACCTTTAGCAACAACCGCAATCAGGAACCTCCTTTCCTGTAACAATTTCATGTCTATATGATCGAGGATCTGTAGGATCCCATTCACCAGACGCATTGGTTCCCTCCTCATCCCACTTGTGATCTCTTTCTCTTATTGGTTGTTTCTCACGTATGTTGGGATTCCAAGGAGATGGTACACCTGTCTTATTACAATCGTCTAATGGACTGTCCTTGATATAATCGATATACTTTGCATTTGCATCTAACTCAAGTATCTCTCTTATCTTGTCTCTCTCATACCATGCAATAGGGATACCTATCTCTAGTGATTTTAAGTACTCTTCTTTGTACAGATATAACAACTCGTAACTTAGAAATTGAGGATTTCTAAATTTGGGTAATTGGTCTAAGAAATGTCTTGTGGTGGATTCTTCTCGTATTCTTTGTTGCTGATTTTGAAGTATGTTTTGATCCCTACCTATGACTATGACTTTGGTATCTACACCCAAGTCCTGTGCATTGGAGCAAAACTGCTCGACGTTTGGACACCATTTCGTCCCTTTACTTTGTATGCCAAGTGGGATACTTATAGAAGTAAAAAAATATTGACTCTGCGACCAGTCAAATTTATGCAGAGTGGACGGATCCTTCCAATACTCAGCAAAGGGCTCTGAAAAACGGTGAGCTTCCCAATAATTATCAAGAAGACTCTTCCAACCAAAAACGTCTTGGTGTAATGAGAAAATTTTAGACCAGAGGTGGTTGCCCGAACCTTGCGGTCCCGTAAGCACGACAAGCGTTTTGTTCATCATAATCAGTACCTGTGAACTAATTATAACATAAATAATCTGGACTGTACATACAGTTATAATAGGTAGATACCAGAATGGCAAATCCAAAGATTAAGATAAAGCGATCTAGTGTCGCTGGCAAAATCCCACATTACCCTTCAACACTGGATTTAGGGGAATTTGCAATCAACACCGCAGATGGTAAAGTCTTCATCGCAGCAGGTCAAGCAGGTGTTGGAGTCGGGACAACAGTAAGGGAAGTAGGTGTATCAACAGAAAACGTACTAATACAAACTCTACAAGTAGATGGTAATAGTGATCTGAATGGTGCACTAGATGTTGATGGACATACAAATTTAGATAATGTAAGTGTTGCAGGTGTTGTTACATTTTCTGGCAACGTAAAGTTTGGAGCACAAGTTCAGGATGGTGACGGTGGATTTGGAACAAGTGGACAACTACTTTCATCCGATGGAACTGATACCAAGTGGATAAATGTTGGAGCTATATCTGCTGGTGCTGCTGCATCTGTGGGTGTTTCTGCAGATAGTACAAATGCCACAAGGTTTCCCACATTCGTATCAGGATCTTCTGGAAATAGGTTTGTAAGAGTAGATTCATCATATAATTACAATCCATCATCAGGGACTTTACAAGTCAGACAGATAAACAATTTGAACTCTGTAGGTCTTGCCACCGTTGGGGGATATACATTCCCTCTTATTGCTGATGACGGGGATAATGGACAGGTGCTTGCCACAGATGGAAATGGTACGCTCTCATTCATTACAGCAGAGAGTGGGTCAGGAACAGCAACAACTATATCTCAAAACGCTTTCACCGCTACTGCAGGTCAAACAACATTCACATTACCAAACTTACATGATGATGGTACCACAACATATCCTGTTGAAGTATTTTTCAATGGTGTAAGAGCAAGAGTAGGTGCAGGTGCATCATTTGACTATCAATTATCTGGCACTCAACAGATCGTATTCAATAGTGGACTTGATCTAGGAACTAGAGTTGTTACCAAAGTTGGGTATGGTCACACCATAGATGAAAGACAATTTACCGCATCTGAAGGTGATACAACATTCACTATTACGGGTGAACAGGCAACACAAAATAAATTTCATTGTTATTTGAATGGTATGTTGCTTAGAAGAGGGGTTGATTACACTGCTGGATCACCAATTGTCCTCTCTACTGCAGCAAAAGCTGGTGACGAAGTTGCAATAATGAATGCTAATGCTGAGGAGTTCTTTACTGCTAACGAAGGACAAACAAAATTCACCGCAACTGATACAAGCACCACATCTGATAACACACAAGTTTATCTCAATGGTGTATTTCAAGAAATAGGAACTGATTATACCTTAGGAAATCCATCAGTTACAGTCATCAACCCTGCTACAGGATTGACTGAAGGTGATAATTTTGACATCGTAATCACTCGATAAATAGCAACATGGCAAAACCTTCAACCAGACAAGAATTAGCAGAGTACGGTAAAAGAAAACTTGGTGCTCCTGTATTAGAGATCAACGTTGCTGAAGAGCAAATAGAGGATCTATTAGATGATGCTATAGAGATATATCAGAATCGACACATGGATGGTGTCGAATTGATGTATCTAAAACATAAGATTACCAATCAGTTGACTGATACTATTCAAGCGTCAAACGCTGATGGTGCTGAAACATCTACAGGTATCACAACTACAACTGCCACAGGTAATATCACAGGTATAGGTACAACTACATTCTCATATGTTGAAACACAAAATTACATACAGATACCAGATGCAGTCATAGGTATAGAGAGAGTATTCAAGATTGACAATAGATCAATCAGCACAAACATGTTCAACATCAACTATCAGTTGTTCTTGAACGAGATATACTACTTTAGTTCTATGGAACTATTGCAGTACACAATGGTCAAAAGATATTTGAATGACTTAGATTTTATATTACATCCTGATAAACAAATTAGGTTCAATAGGAGACAGAACAGATTATACCTTGATACAGATTTCTCTAGTTTGAAAGAAGATGATTTCCTAATTATAAAGTGTTATAGAGTATTAGATCCTAATGACTATCCAAAAGTTTACAGCGATCCTTTCCTCAAAAAATATTTCACAGCATTGTTGAAGAAACAATGGGGTCAGAACCTTATCAAATTTCAAGGTGTGAAATTGCCAGGCGGTGTGGAACTCAATGGCAGACAAATATATGATGATGGCGTTGCCGAGATAGATGCACTCGAATCTAAGATGGCAAACGAATATGAATTACCACCACTAGATCTTATAGGATAATGAAAACATTCAAACAATTTTTAGAAGGGATTGATGATGACCTTAAAGGTGATTTAGGGGCAATGAGTCAAGCTTACAATGACGAAAAGAAAGATCCCGTAAAACCAAATAGAAAAAGAGGCAAGAAACTTTTAGATAGATTGCTAGGTCCTTTTCAAGACAAAGTATAATGGCACTCAATCCGTTCTTCTTACAAGGTAGCAAAGGTGAGCAATCTCTCGTGCAAGAACTGGTCAATGAACAGATCAGGATGCATGGTATTGAGTTCATCTACATGCCTCGTGTACTGATAAAACAAGCGGATGTTCTTAGAGAAATAACAAGTTCAAAATTTGACAGGTCGTTTCCAATAGAGGGATACATATCATCTTTTGAAGGATTTGATTCTGGGTATAATTTACTCACAAAGTTTGGTGTAAGATCTACAGCAGAAATGAAGATAATCATATCTCAGGACAGGTATGAGAACTCAATCGCTCCTCTTATGTTCAAGTTTCCCACAGCAGAGGTAGGACCTACTGGAAGAGCACAAGATCAGAAGAGACCTTTTGAGGGAGATCTTATGTATTTTCCCCTAAGAGATATAATATTTGAAATCAAGTATGTAAACGACATAGAGAATTTTTATCAATTACAAGACACCTACACATATGAGTTGACATGTGAACCATTTGAATTGGGTGATGAGACATTTGACACAGGTGTATCTGAGATAGATGACGACTTTGATGATGAGGGTTACAATGTAACAATGATACTAGGTGATGCAGGTGCAAGAGCGACTGCTTCTGCATCTCTTGTAGATGGCGGTATCCATAAAATTGATGTGTTGAATGGAGGCACAGGATATACAAACGCACCTACTATAGTCATTGAACCACCCACGGGAGGAATAACAGCGAGTGCTGTTGCAATCACATCTACAACTGGTACTCGTAATTTTAAATCATTACGAGTGGATAGTATACAGATTACAAATCCTGGTGCAGGGTATACCTTTGTTCCAACTATACAATTCATAACTGAAGATGGAAAGGGTACTGGTGCATCTGCTCTAGCAGGTTTAGGCACCTCAGGTGTAATAGGACCTATTACAATTAATTTCTTAGGAAAAGGTTACACCACTCCACCAACTGTAGCGTTTTCTACAGCACCCTCTGGTGGCACAACAGGTATTGCAACTGCAACAATCAATTCTACAACAAATCAAATTGACAGTATAATAGTTACAAATGCAGGTTTTGGATATACTGTTGCTCCTGTGGTAACGGTGGGTGCTTCATCAACAATCGGAAGTGGTGTGTTTGAATACGGTCAAATTATTACTGGAGAATCTACTCTATCTACAGCATTCGTTACAAAATGGGATACAACCACAAATACTTTACTTGCGAAAGATCTATCAGGAGACTTCGCAGTTGGTGAACAGATAACTAATGTTGGATTTGGAACTGCTGTCTACACCCTAGATAGTATTGATTATGATGACGATGATGCTTTTAACACAGGTGATTCAATTCAAACTCTTACACAAAGTAGCATCGTAGACTTTACAGAAAGAAACCCATTTGGTGAGGTATAATGGTAGGTAATTATTTCTACAATGAAACAATTAGAAAGACAGTTATTGCTTTCGGCACATTGTTCAACAATATAAAAATCAAAAAATTTGGTAGTGATGGTAAGACTATAAGTCAAATAAAGGTGCCTATTGCATATGGACCTATGCAAAGATTTCTTGCAAGAATTGAGCAACAAACAAATTTTGATGATAATGTCGCTATCACACTCCCAAGATTATCTTTTGCGTTGACATCATATGCGTACGATCCTAGTCGAAAGGCATCACCAATCACTAAATTTACAGGCAAGGGATCTGATAAACTTAAACACAAAAAAATATTTTTACCAGTGCCATATGAAATAGGGTTTAGATTAAGTTTTGCCACTAAGTTGCAAGATGATGCTCTACAGATTGTTGAACAAATACTGCCATTTTTTCAACCATCATATAATGTGACAATCAATATGTTGGAGGGTGTAGAAGAAAAAAGAGATATTGCTTTCACTCTCGCTAATGTATCATTCTCAGATGAATATGAGGGTGATTTTTCAACTAGAAGATTTATACAATACGATTTAGATTTTGTCGCAAAAACATATTTCTATCAAGAGGTTCCAACAGACGAATCAGGTATTATCAAGAAAGTTCAAGTCGATTACTCTACTGCAATCAAAGCACCTAGAGCACAGAGATATACTGTTGTCCCACAAGCAGTAAAAGATTATAATAACGACGTTGCAACCACCATCACAGCAGAAATAAATGAAAAGCAAACTCTTGTATCGGTATCATCTGCTGCTTCATTCTCCACCAACACATACATTCAAATAAATTCTGAGGTGATGAGAATAAGAGAAATCAATGGAACTAATCTTTTAGTGTCAAGAGGACAATTTAGTTCTAAGGTTGCAGAGCACTATAAGGGAGCAGTTATAAGTAAAATAGACGCAGTAGATAGAGACCTTATCGAGGTTGGTGATGAATTTGGTTTTACAGAATCAAGGTCATTCTTTGATGTTGATGGACTTGAGTATAGCACGGTGCAAGGTGGTGATATCTAAATAATTAAAAAATACCCCGAATCCTCCGAATATTTGCTCTGTAATTATTTGGAAAAGTATGTCAAACTCTTATGATGCTATTGATAAAGCACTAGATGTGAAGTCTGAAATTGTTCGTGAAAAAAAGAGAATAGCAAAAAGATCTGGTGAACAAGATGATCCTACAAAGGATTATGAGTATAGTCGTGCACAATTATATGACCTTGTAGAGAAAGGACAAGAAGCAGTCAACGGTATACTTGATGTATGTCAAGACTCACAGCACCCTAGGGCGTATGAAGTTGCAGGTCAGTTGATAAAACATGTAGCTGACACCACAGATAAATTAGTTGACCTTCAAAGAAAAATGAAAGAACTTGATGAGGACAAAGGTCCTAAATCTGTTACAAACAATGCGATGTTTGTGGGTAGCACATCCGACCTTCAAAAAATGCTGAAGGACATGTCTAAGCAATCTAAATAAAACATGAACAGTCCACTATCCCGTGCCCTTAAAAAGGTAAAAAAGAAGGAAATTGCCGAGCAAGTTCCTAGCACTACACAACGACGTAGAAACGTCAGAAGTAGTGAGTTTAGAACTAATGGTAAATTTGATCAAGAAAAATATGATGCTGCTAAAGGTAGAAAATTAACGAAGAGTGGTGGTGGAAGACCACGAAAAAAAGGCGGTTCTCTAGCAACAACTAAAGGTTCCTCTGTTCAAAAAACAGATAGTAGTGCGGTGACTACTACAAATAAAAACACAGGGGTAACAAAGGCAGAACCAGAAGCAAAGGATCAAACTATTGATGTAAAGGCAACTAGAGTCAATGGTGAGATGGAAAAATCAAAAGTAGGATCAATGCCGAATAGTGGTAAGAAGGAGGTAGATCCCAAAAAGAATACATCAATCGTAAGAGTTACTCAAAGATTGGGAAATCAAAAAACTTACGATAAAGAAAGAACACCAAAAAATAGTGGAAAATATAGAAAAACTCCTAGGAAAGATCAGTTAGCAAAAAGAGCAAGAAGACTACGATTAGCAAAAGGTGTTGCAGGTGCAGCAGTTGGTGCTGCAAAAACAGCAGGTAAAATGGCAAAGAGTGCTGTTAGTGCAACCACATCAAATTTTGGTACATCATCTTTCTCTAAAGAAGAGATAACGTTCAAAGATTATCTAAACAAATTATGATTCTATGAGTGACATTTATCTTGGTAATCCGAATCTAAAAAAAGCAAATACTCAACTTCAATTTACGGAAGATGATATTCAAGAGTATATAAAATGTAAATCAGATCCTGTGTACTTCACTGAGAAGCACATAAAAATTGTGAACGTGGATGAGGGTCTTGTTAGTTTTAGTATGTACAAGTTTCAAAAGAAACTGCTAAAGAATTTTCATAAACATAGGTTTAATATTTGTAAGATGCCTCGACAGACTGGTAAGTCTACCACAGTGGTATCATATCTTCTCCATTACGCAATCTTCAACGATAATGTCAACATCGGAATTCTTGCTAACAAAGCAGCGACTGCTAGAGATCTCCTCGGACGATTACAACTGGCGTATGAAAACTTGCCGAGGTGGATGCAACAAGGAATTGTTGCATGGAATAAGGGTTCTATGGAACTCGAAAACGGATCAAAAATAATAGCAGCGTCTACATCTGCATCAGCAGTTCGAGGTATGTCATTCAATATTATCTTCCTTGATGAGTTTGCATTCGTGCAGAACCATCTTGCGGATGATTTCTTTGCGTCTGTGTATCCCACTATATCTTCTGGTAAATCTACGAAGGTTATAATAGTATCCACGCCACATGGTATGAACCATTTCTATCGTATGTGGCATGATGCTGAACGTGGACAGAATGAGTATGTTGCAACTGAGGTGCACTGGTCTGAAGTGCCTGGTAGAAATGCCAAGTGGAAAGAACAGACGATAAAGAACACAAGCAGGCAACAGTTTGCTATTGAGTTTGAGTGTGAATTTCTTGGATCTGTAGACACACTGATAGCAGCGTCAAAACTCAAGTCATTGGTTTATGAACAACCTGTAGAGCAGAATGGTAAACTCTCTGTGTATGAGAGACCATATCCTAAGAGAGATTATATTGTCACAGTGGACGTGGCACGAGGAGTTGGAAAGGATTACAGTGCATTCATTGTCGCTGACATCACAGAGTTTCCTTACAAAATAGTAGCAACGTATAGAGATAATGATATAAAACCTATGCTATTCCCATCTGTGATTGAAGAGGTGGCAACAGCGTACAACAATGCATATGTCCTATGTGAGGTCAATGACATCGGTGATCAGGTAGCATCAATATTATTCTACGACCTAGAGTATGAAAACTTACTCATGGTTGCCATGCGTGGTAGAGCAGGTCAGATTGTGGGATCAGGATTCTCTGGTGTCAAAACACAACTCGGTGTCAAGATGAGCACCACAACCAAAAAGGTTGGTTGTTCAAACCTGAAAACATTAGTTGAAGAGGATAAACTTATTTTCTGTGACTATAATATTATAAGTGAACTTACTACATTCATACAAAGAAAACAATCGTTCGAGGCAGAGGAGGGGTGTAATGATGACCTCGCCATGTGTCTTGTAATATTCTCATGGTTAGTTGCACAAGATTACTTCAAAGAGATGACTGATCAGGATGTGAGAAAACGCATATACGAAGAACAAAAGAATGCAATAGAGCAAGACATGGCACCATTTGGTTTTGTGATTGATGGATTGGAAGATATTGAAGAAGTGGATGCAGAGGGTGAGAGGTGGAAAAAGGCAGATGAGTATGGTGACAGGTCATTCATGTGGGAATATCATCTATGATCAAACCAAAGTGTCTCGATAGATGGGGATTCTTAGGTTGGAGTGCTACGGGATACCTTTTACCCTGTTGTTGGATGGATCATGAAAACATGAAGTTGATACCTGAACTCGTGCAAGAAAAATTTAAGGTAGAGAATGTAGATAAGATCTCTGATATAATTAAGTCAGATGAATGGCAGTCTTTTTTTGACACTATAAAAAATGATCAAGAGAATGCTCCTCATGTTTGTCATCATTATTGTGGATCATGTACGGGATCAACTTAGATCTATCAAATAGATGTGCAAATAGATGTCCTGGTTGTGCAAGAGATAAATTTAAGCACGTACCTGGTTCTGACATAACTGAATCAGATATGGAAAAGATATCTAATTTTTTTCAAGCAATTACATTTTGTGGTCAGGTATCAGATCCTGTGCTTCACCCTAATTTTCATAATCTTCTTCACATATGTTTGAAGAAAAATAGAAAGGTGGTGATTCACACTGCTGTTGCAGCAAGACCAAAAATGTGGTGGACTAAATCATTCATAATGTCAAGAGGTAAAAACATTGAGTGGGTATTTGCCATAGATGGATTACCTAAAGACAGTCATAAGTATAGAGTAAATCAAGATGGAGAAAAATTATTTGACATTATGTTGAAGTGTGCATCTTTTGGTGTTCCTACTACGTGGCAATATATTGTTTTCAATTATAATCAAAAAGATGTTGAGCATTGTAGAAAGATAGCGAGTGATCATAAGATAAAATTTATGAAGATTGATTCTGGTAGGTGGGGTACGGATGTTTTGAAGTCTTTACAACCTGATGATAACTTTTCTGAGATTGATGGTGTTTCTGTGAGAAAGTACGTATAGACGCACAATTTTATAAATAATTTCAGTCTAAAAAGAAGGACCCATAGGGAGTTAGAATGGCATTAAGACTTGCATCTCCAGGTATTTCAGTTAGAGAGGTAGA